GATTAATTCATTACGTTTTTCGTCCACAGTCTGCACATAACTGGTTCTGCCATCTGATCTAACAAAACCTCTTACATTTACTTCAATTGTGCCTCTGCGTATGCCACCCATAGCATTGTCTTCTCTAGTTTCATTACCAGTTGTAATTAATATGGCAGGAAATTGTGTAATTGCTAATTTTTCAACATCAAATGTTTCGCGAGTGATGAAAGCAGGTCTAGGAGAATGCATATCTCCCACAACATCTACAATGTTTTTTGTGATTGTTTCTCTGTTGGACATCCGCTACCTTTTTAGTCGGAGGTAGTATTGCGGTTCCTTTTCAGCGTCTGTGACTGTGCCTGAAGAATCAAAATCGTATTCTATTCCATCCTGCATAACAGCATCTAGTTCTCTAGTTGCTTCTTTTCTGTAGAAATCCATTTTTCTTTCGAACATATCCATCTCCTCAGAAAATTTTGCAAGTTTTGGCATGATGTGAAATCCTAAAGTCCAATACACAGCGGCTCGAGTTAATTGACTTGCATTATACAAATCTTCATTAGGTTCGTTGGCACCTATATTCATTCTCTTGTAATCGTATTTAGAATATGCCTGTAAAGGCCACCAATTTGCCCTTAACCATCTGAATACATCTGCTTGACCGTCTGCAATTTCTTGTGACAGATCGCTGATGCCAAATTCGTCTATGTTGGGTTCTATCTTTTTGATATCACTTATTGTTAATAGTGTCGCCATAAAAGGGTGCTCCCCTCCTTTATTGTTGTTAATTGAAAGAACAAATCCTTTTTGTTCACAGTTATTTATTCTTAATCAAAAAAAAAGGGCGATATTTCTACCGCCCTTTTCCAATGTCAACGAAGTAACAAATCTATTTATTATTATAGATTCGCGTCTCCTAATAATTGAACACCGTATGTGTCTCTTAGTTCTTTTACCGCGTATGCAGATGTTCCTACAAACTCTGTAAGTCTTCTAGATTCATCTCTTTGAACGGCTACTGCCATAGGTCTTTTTAAGACGTATGCCAATGCTTCTGAACTCATTACACAACCAGCAAATGCACCTGCAGAATCACCAGTGATCACCGATGTTTCGTATAGGTCAATTCCTGCTACACGGCCGATTGCACCACTTACCAATGCAGTATTACCTACATTAGATGGGTTAGTCATGTTCGTGTTGCCAGCGCCAGTTAATTGTTTCTTGATTTGAAACGCTTGTTTAGGGTGTAACAATCCTACATAAGGTCCTGGGACGATTTCTGTTCCATCACCTGATCTTAGAATTGCCGCGGCTTTGAATATGTCCTCAACAGTTAATTCAGTGTTACCTGATCCAACAGTGTTTGAAAAACCGCTGAATAAAGCCGCTAAATCTGTGTCGATTTTCTTAGCCATAGCATCTCCAATCTGACGGCCGATAGCCGCACCTACATCACCTGTAGCCGCGTCTCTTGCCAAGTCAGTTAAAGAAACTAATACACCTTTCTCTGCACAAGTAACTTCAACTGATGTTGTGTTAAATGCGACATCGTTAGTGCCCACAACTAAATCTGTTCCTTCTGTTAAGTCAGAAGCAGAAATTGCCGGGTATATTGGGATTTGAGCAGTTAATCCTGGAGTTCCAGATAAGTCAAAATTCTTAACTAGGGGTCGGATTACAGTTTGCTCTGATATTTGGTATAACGCAGTCTGAACCACATTTGCGTATAGTTCCGATGTTATAGCCGATGTTGTAATTGCCATAATAGTTCTCCTTTATATGGTTTAGATATTAACACCCTTGTTGTTCATAATCTGTTTGAACAGTTTACGATGTTCCGGGTTGTTCATATCCAGTTTGCTTGTGTCTGTATCCACCGCAACTTGATCACCTTCGCCTTTGCCAACTCCAGATCCTTTTGGACCTGCTGACAAGAACCACGGTGATTGGTTAAGAAAACTTTTAACCAAGTCTTTGACTTGTAATGGGTTGCCGTTATCATCATAACGCACTTGCCCTGTGCTTGGATCAATTACATCCACTTTGCCTTCAGCATTAAGTTTCAATTGACCTTTCAACAGTTGTGCTACTTGCGTAGGATTTACTGCTTTAAGATCAGATGCTTCGTTTACCAAAGCACCATCAACTTTTATTGATTGTAATTCTGCTTCGTATTGTTGTATTTTAGAATTAAATTTGTCTGCTTGGTTTTTCAACAAAGTTTCAAATTCTCCTCTTTTTTCCAACTCATCAGATTTGCGTTTCTCTTCCGCTTCAATCAATTTGTTGTATTGGTCCAAGTCTATGCCTTTATACTTTTTTTCGTATTTGGCACGCTCCCTCGCTATTCTTTCTCCAACAATGCGTTCTACATCTTGTTGATCGAATTTTTGAGTATTAGTTTCTTCACCTTGTGGTGTGTCTGCCTGCGTTTCTTTTACAGGTGCAGTTTCCTGTGTTTTTACCGCTTCTGTTTCTGCGTTCATTATATTTCCTCTTGTTTATGAGTTGAGTTCTACTCCCCTACTGTGTAGTATGTTGTTATTTATGATTTTCTTTTCTTTTTGCCTCTTGTAGACGATTTTCTACCTTTAGACATTGGTTTTCTTTTACCTCTAGTCATTGTGCGTCCTCCTTTCATAATTCTTTTACCAATCAAACCTGCTATTCCGGCTGTTGTTGTTACTGGCATAATATTTCCTCCAATTTAACTATGATTTCATCTGCTGTAATATGTTTCATTGCTTGAACACACTGTTCACAATATTCATGTTCTGTGTAATGTCCAAATCCATCTGGATTACAATCAGTGAATCTTACTATTTCTTTGCTTGTTTCATAACCTGTGCAGAAAGGCGTTGTAGCACTGCCATATATTGTTATACTGGGCACTGATTGATGACCAGCGGCATGATGTAAACCTCCTTCAGTGGTTATTAGACACGCACTATATTTAATCACCAACATTGATTGTCTAAATGTTGTGTTAATGTTGTGTAGTCCATCAACAGGTTGACTGTTAGGTGGTTGACATCTTAACAATGTATAGTTGGATAATTTTTGTATCAGTTCATCCCAACCATACCAACATTTCAAAGGATAACGCATACTGTCTGTTTTATAATCAGGATTGATTACAATGTATGGTTTGTGATGTGCCACATTCTCTTGAAACCATTGCATTTCTTCTTGTGTATATTCAAATGGTGCAGTTTTTGGTGTGTAGGGTCTGTGTTGGTAATACCATCTTTTACCATTGATAGGATGTGTTTCGAAAGGCACTCCTAATGGATGTATCCAAGGTGTGTGTTGCCACACTGGTTTATTACAAGATTGTTTCCTGCCCTGTCTAAACGGTGCTACTGGTTTGTTTATTGATTTTGAATAATGGTATGCTTCCGCACGCCACATCAGATCATCACCTATTCCCATCGTGTTGTATTTTTTGTGAATATTGTTTCTTTGCCAAACCTTCCTCTTTCAAGGTAATGCACAGTGCCTAAAAATTCTACTATCTTTCTTTTGACACCTATTTCAATGCCATTCCTTGTTGGCAATTCTAAACACAAAACTAATGTGTTATTCTTTAACGTTTGCTTTGCGCCTTTCAATACTTTAAGTTCATTGCCTTGCACATCAATCTTCATAAAATCTATTGTTTTTAATTTAAGGTCATCAAGTTTTTTTGTTTTTATATCAATGCTGTATATGTCTTTGTGAACTGGTTTATCTTTGGTTGGTCCTTGTATAACACCTTCTTCAGATAATCCTACATTGCCACAACTGCGTGAATCAATATACAATTTACCTGTGCCTGTTTCATCACTCAATGCGTAATCATGTAACACATAATTTTTTACATTTTCTAAATTTTTATGAAAACATTCTACATTGTCTGGCACTGGTTCAAACACTGTGACCTTCTTAAATTTGTTACACAAATCTCTCGCCCATGTGCCTACATTACCGCCAACATCAACTGCGTGATTAAATTGTTTAACAAAAGTTAAAGCGCCTGTGCGTTGTGCCAATTGATACTCATCATATTTTTTGAAATAATCTTCAAAATGTGTGTCCCAATTTGGAAAATAGTAATTTTTGATTTTTTTCATTAATGAAAATATCCGTCTTCATGCCTGTGATGTTTTATTTTTCGTTCTCTATCAATGATTTCTTTTATTCGCTTTGGCAATAAGTTTTTTAGTTTACGCAACAATTTTCTTGCTTCTTGTCCGTTCCTTTTGACATTCTTTTGTTCAAACATATGGATTTCAAAATTGTATTTGTCAATGATGTCGCGTAATTCTTTTTCTAATCCTGTTATGAATTCTCTTTCTGGCACATATTTTCCCATTATCGTCCTTGTCCTATATACTTCTTATAGTTACGCTTTTCGCTCTTGTTCAACCTCTTCTTGTGGCGTCCAAGTTTTTTTGGTTTCTCCCTTACTTCAAATTCTTTGAATTTGATACGGGCCATTATTCTTCTGTGTTGTTATTGAATAATTGTGCCAGTTCAGGGTGCAGTTGTAATATCTGCTCTGTGGTGTAGTTTTGATTAATCATCTCTCTCATGTGATCAACCAATTGTGTTTGATTTGTCACAGGAGGGTGTTGTAAAGTGTCTGTTGGTGTGTCGCTTGTGTCCTCGGATTTTGTCATCAATTCGTCTGTGATTGTTTCATATATTTTTTCATCAATCATTTTTCTTATTTGTGGATTTTCAATCTTGGCATCTTTAGCCATTTTTAACATTGAAATATCATTTGCTTTGTCTTGAATTGAAAAGTTTCTTGTGTATTCTATGTCACCATTGAATTGTATGCCTTGAAAATCTGCATACAATTTCCATATCTGTTCTTCAGCGTGTTCCATCTGTGACGCAATGTCTGACAGTTTTGCTGATAGTAGATTGAATTCAACCTGTAGTGCCATGGCGGAGAGGCGTCGAGCCTCTATACTTCTAATCCCCCCAAGACAAGCCATCCTGTCAATTGCTTCCACTTTCTTTTCGATTGAATCCAGTATTGCTTGTATGTTGCCACCGTTAGGTTGTAACAAGTAGGGGCGTAAATTAGGATCTTGGTTGCTTGGTAATTTTACAATTGATCCAGCACCCGCTGATGCTTCAACACCTTCTTGTAGCACAAGACTAGGATGATTTGAAATTCTAATCAATTGAATACATTCATTGTATTCTTCGAAAATTTGTTTCTGTAAATCCGCAATGTCCGAAATCAAACTGTGGCCCACGCCTCTTGTGTTTGATCTTGAAGCATACACGCACACAGCAGGTATCTTACCTAGTGTGTTAACATATTCTTTGTGTAGTTGTGCTGTTTTTTCTTTGGCATCTATTCTGTATACACTGATAGTATCTTTTGTGTATTCTCTAATGTATTGTGTTTTGTTTACAACTTCTTCTTTAATTTTTAAAAATGTAAGTTCATACAAACCATTTGGCTGTCTTTCGTATTCCCAGTCTAAAACATTTTCAGGTGTAAACATACTTGCGTATGGTCTTATGCCTAAATTTAATTCATCTGCTCTTGTTGTAACATCAACATCGCTTTTGTCTAACAATACCCAAACATTCCCATATACCATTGCTTTCGTAGAGACCTGTTTAATAAAGGCATCAAAACTTTGGCCATCTAAATCCGCATCTCTTAAAAAAGCATCAAAGCCTGCATCTGATTCTATTTCGCCCAGTTCTCTGTGTATAGGTCGTCTGTATAAAAAACTGTTGTATATGCCAACCACTGTTCTTACATGATTGTCTAGACCTGTCATACGTAAACGCATTTCATAGTCTTCTCTAGATTCTTTGTAGTATGGTTCTAAATTTTTACCAGCATACCAATCTAATCCACCAGTGTAGGCGTCATTTAAAAATAACCAACGGTTTAGGTAATATTGATATACTGAATGTGATTCCAAAACATAATCTAAAATGTTTGTTTCATCACCTTTGATAATTCTGTCTCTAATAGCGGGCATACATTGATCCTGGTTGTGCTCTAAAACCCCATCTGTCTACAGATTTAGTTTTAAACTTGGTTGTTATTGGATACAGGTAATCGCATATGTAACGCACAGCGTCAGCAAAATGGTCAAATCCCATGTCCTTGTCAATCACAGATGTTTCTGGTTTGTATATCAATCCTTCAAGACTTTTTATAACATTCTTGCATTTTGGATCAATAAACATTGTAGAAACTCCTTGACTGTTCTTCAACTTACTATTTACCGAATTCACGCCGTCTCTTATAGGGGAATGTGAAGGTTTGGCATAAACTTTGAATCCTGCGTTTTGTAAAATAGAAATATCTGTTCTACCTGCGGCACTTGTTTTTCGATTTTTGCCAGAAGGATCAGGAAAAATATTGATGTAAGACTGGGGGTAGCGTTTCTTTAATTCGGCTACTACATCGTCAGTGCTAGAACCTCTCATTAATATTTCATCAACACAATACATTACACCTTTTTCGATAACGAATATGGCTGTTGCCATGTTGTCAACATTGAAATCTTGTCCACAGTATATTTCTGTTGTATTCATATTGGCACAAGGCTTTACATTGACTTTTCTGTCAAACGCATGAAAAACAACACCTGAATATGTGTTCCATGTTGCTTCATATTCTTGCTTGTAAGTTTTTTCATCAAGATCCCTTTTTGCTTGTTCTATTTCTTCATCATCTACCCAACCACCTTGTGCTGTGGTGTATGTGTGTGCTGACCAGTCGTCTGTGGTTTCTGCCATTGTATACATTTGCCAACTCCAACTGCCTACTCCCTTAGGAGTGCCTGTAAACAATGCTCTTCCTTTGGTGTCTGATAAACAAGGTCTCAATACGTCCCACACACCAGGATCCATGTCTTGAAATTCATCTAAGATAATAAATGAATACTTTCCCCCACGGAGTGCCTCTTTAGCCTCGGCGCCCTTTAAAAATATTTTGGATTTATTTTTTAATCTTAATGTTAATTCTGCTTCGTTACTTTGTTCAACCCATCTTAATTCTTTCATCTTAATCTTCAAAGGCTCCCAGGCCAAAAATTTTGCCATCCTGTAGGAAGGAGCAAGATAAAGAACATTGCTGTTGGGTATGGTGGCGTGTTTTGCCAACTCTCTTAAACACAGGTGGGTCTTGCCCCATCTCCGGCCACTTACAAGAATCCGAAATCTTGAAAAATCGTCTGCCACTGTTTTTTGGGGTATGCTTAACGGCATATTCTATTTTATTAGTCTTCCCAAGGCAAAGGTGTGTTGTTGGATGTGTCCTCTGGATTGTCTTTGAATCCTAGTGTCTGTTTAGACAAGAAAATTTGTGCTCTTGTGTCACCTTGTAGTGCTTTGTCCCACATCGCTCTACGCAGTGATTTCTTTCCATTCTCTCTGCCTTTTTTCATTAAATTTTTATATTTTTTGTTAAGATGATTAACTGAACATCCAACCACTTCTGCAATTTCGTCCACAGTGCATTGAATACACGCCATCTTATAGATAACATCTTTGTCAATTAATTTTCTTGGTTTTGTGTTGTCCATTATATCTGTCTCTCCTGCACAAATATTCTAAAATTTCTACTGTCAGTTTTTGAATCTGAAGTTGTTATTGTGTATTCAACATTGTATTTGTTGCCTGCTGTGCCGCCTGATATAATTGCTGTTGCTGTGGTTGTTGTAATACTGGAAGAATCTAAAGTTAAAGGTGACGCATCACCTGAAATTGTCTCTATTGTCACTGTGCAAGTGGATAGAGTATCACCAGATGGAAGATATTCAGACCAGTCTAATGTGTAATCCAACACACCAGCAGGGTCTTTGAATATGTATGTTCCTACATTGTCTTTTTTGTATCCTGTTAAATTTGGCATTATATCCTCTCCGCTATGACTTTACCTGTTCTGCTTCTTATCGTGCTATCTGGCAAAACTTTAAGATTTCTTGTTTCACTAGGCACTTTGAACAGTTTGCTTTCTTGTTGAATACTATTTACTCTTGTTTCAACAGAAACTTGCTTGATTCTTGTTTCTTGCATCACAATATTAATTCTAGTTTCTGAAGGAACTTCTATGGCTCTGTAAGGGTCTGCCGCTTCAATTCTTCTACCTACAATGGTGATTTGTGTGTCACTGGTGTTATCAAATTGTGTGAAAAGTATTCTGCCTGTGGTGATATCAATCTGATGTTGTGATTGCATAAACGCCTGAGCGGCTTCTCTAAGCAGAGTTGGAACTATACTGGCTTGATGATCTGCCGCAATTGATGACGCGAATTGTTGTAAGAAACCAGTTACAACATTGATTTGATGCTGTGATGTAAATGTCTGTGTGCCAGGTTTGATCAACAATCCAACCAAACCATTGAAAATATGTCTGCTGTCAAAAGATGCTTGTCCATCAAACAATAATCCTGCTATGGTTCCTGTGGTTTGATCCAATGTGATTTGTGCATCAGCGTTGTATGTGACACTGCCTGATGATAATAAAAATCCTGGCGTAGCATCTATTTGAGCATCTGCTGAAATATTTGCATCTGGAATAATTTCATTTGTGGCATCAACAAATATGCTGTTTTGTGACAGACTGTTCAATACACCAAACAGTGCCAAACCACCTAGGTTGCTGGTTTGTGTATCTGTGTTCAATGTAAGATCAGCATCAACTGTGACACCACCTACAAAATCAATCTGTTGATCTGATGACAGTGTTTCATTTATAGCAAATATTCTGCCACCCGACAGTGTGGTTTGTTGATCTGAACTGACATCAAAATTGCCTGCCGCTTTGAATCCAACCAATGGTGTCATCGTATTTCTAGAATTAAATTGTTGTGTCATTGTGACTTGCAGACCAGCATCTACATATGAATCTGCCACATATG